TTTTGGCTGTCCAAATACCAGAAGAACATATTTTTTCACGTTTCATGTTCATACTTAATTTATAGGCATGAATATAATCCGCCAAATCAGAACATGATTTATTGACTACTGGTTGCAACTTATCCTGCGCAACCCTATCCAGAAAATCAACCAATTTATGTTCTGGAACATTTACTTTTTTTACCAGTGGATCTAAATTTAATGCCGCCGAATCTGTATCACAATAGATAACATAATCAACATTATTCGTCTTTAAGATTGAATTGAGATATTCATTGAAATACTTACTCACCCACTTAATAGCCAACTGTCCAGATAATGTAATAGCCAAGGCCAATCTGATATCATAAAAGCGAAACCAAACACACCCATTGGCACCATATATACTAACCAAATTAATCTTTTTAGCTAACTGAAGATTATTATATTTTGCCACATCTTTTTCAAGTTGTGCTCGTTTAATTTCGTTTTTTTCAATCTCCAACTGTTTTTTGCATTGCAGCATTAAATTTTTATATTTAACTCTATCGGCATACATTTCTTCCAACATTTGTGGAATAAAGCCTTGTCTATCTTTCCTGAAGAATTGCCCATTAGGAGACAATGAATATTCAGGAATCTTTGATAAATCTATTTCCTTATTTAATAGTTTATCTACTGATACACCAGAAGAAATAATATTATTCATTTCTGTGGTATAATCTTTTGGATCTACCAATGTTTCAGGAGAAATGTTCAAAAATATGAACAAATTAGGATACATGGAATTATAATCTTCCGTGATAATATTTAAATATTTTCCGGGTATCGGTTCCTTTACAAAAGCCCCCTCATAATCATCTGATGAATTAAATCCTACTCTTTTAATAGGTATTATAATATTCTTTGGTAGCAGATAATTATAGCAAAGAGAATCCCATAATCTTATTTGAGAAAATACATCTTCAAAATTAACTTTTGAATCATAGGCAATACTAATCGCCAACTCAAATAATTTTAATTTATCATCCAACTTATAAATTAGTTCAGTATCTCGAATATTATACCTAATATATTTTTGATAATCTTTAATGTATAGATCATCTAAATTATCCACTTCTTCATAGGAAACTTTGCCTTCACCCAATTCATCCTTGGCAATAAAATCTAATTTATAAGATTCTTTTGATTTACCCTCTGGTGCATACCATTTATATAATTCCAAATAATCCAGAGAAGAAATTCCAGTAATAGTATAAGTTGTGACTTCTCTATTATTAACAGTAGTCGTTCTACTCCATATATTATTCCACGGAGAAAGTTTCTTTACTTCATCTTCTCCCAACAATAAAGTAAATCTGTTAATAATATATGGGATATCATAACCATTACTATGCCAACCAGATAAAATATGCGGATAATTATTACTCCAAAAATTTAGAAATCGTTTACACAAATCTCTTTCATCGGAGCAATAAATAAACTTTTCTGGCCCTTCTATAACATAATCATTATATCCAAAAACATAGATTGATCCATCATTAAAATATAATGTTATAGCCGTAATAGGACCATTGGCCCTACGAGCATCCGGAAATCCACCAAACTCATCTTTTCCAGTTTCAATATCTATAACAGCAATTTTAATATCATAAATATTCCATTCAATAGCATCACTGAATTGATCAGCAATATAAGCATATTCAAAGTTTTCTTGTCCAAAAACTTTGAAATTATCAACATCCTTGTATTTGTTAATAAAATCTCTGGCTTCTCTAATGGAAGAAAAAGAAACTTTATCTAAAGATTCATCAAAAAGAGATTTATATTCTGTTTGTTTTTTGGTGGGAATAAAAAAGTAAGGAGAGAATGGAATTCTAGATTTCACTTCTCTCCCATGTTCTAGTCCACGAAATAAAATATTATTACCGTAGACAGCAACATTAGTATAGATCATTATTAATTGGTTTGAATTTTTCCAGGCATATTACGAGCAATCGTAAATCCAGAACCAAAAGCTTCTGAATACTTATTACGAATATCCAAAATTGGTGTTGTAATAACTAACACTTCTGATTTTGGAATTGTAATTCCTGTGCTCCACTCATCTGAAATGACTAACATAGGAACAAATCCTACAGAAACCTGCCCCGTATCCTGTGAATTTTGCATTACTACTTGACAAGGTTGTTTAATGGTTACAACATTAAACGATTCTGAGACTTCACCGATAATATTAATTAATGAAGTCTTAAAGGTAACTAATTTAATATCCGACATAATTTATACTCTCTTTAATGTTTTGGGGTCTAATACAGCCAAAGTTAAATATCGCATAGGAAATAACATTTCTCTACCGATAAAATCTTTCATATCATAGGTTGGGTCTGGTACCCTTCCTATTAATTCATATAGTCCATCATAAGTTCTTTCTACTAAATCATAGTAGTCTGCCTTATGTAGATTATACTTTTCGGCCAATTCTTTGGCCAAATCCCTAGAATCTCGATTTCTGATTCGCATCTTATCACTCAAAAAATTGTTCAAAATTGGCCGGAGAAAATGTAGCAGGCTTTAAAATTTTACCATCACTACGCTTAATAATTTTATGTGTAGTAGGATCTACCTTAGACATATTTGATCTAATCACTTCATTCCAGGCTCCTTGTAAATCAACTCCCATTGATAATCCACAACCCAAAGTAACAACCAAAATATCTACAATAGAATCTAGAATTTTAACTTTATCATCTGCTAATACAGCATCTTCTAATTCACCTACCTCTTCTCGAATCAAATTTAAATACAACTTAAACTGATCTTCATCATACCAACTTGTTATTTGATCTCCGGCTGCCATAAAAGTTCTCTGGTCAGCAATCATATCATTACTCAATTATATTCTCCTGTTCTGTTTTTGAACGCAGCATTGCACTAACATTTTTTACAATCACGTTATCATCTATAATATCAAATTCTAGCCTGTCTCCAATTTTCCACTTCAAATCTTTAATCATCAATTTAGGAAATTGCAAAATAGCATCACCATAATTGGTTATTTCCACCACTTTAGCAATGTAAGTTTTCATAATTTAAATCTCAACTATTTTGGGATAATATGGATTTAATTTATTAGAATCTCGTTCTCTTCCCACATATCCTCTGGCATTGTTTATCAACATGGTTTCACCAATGGTAAAATCTTTTGGAGTATGACAATGGCCACAAACCCAACATTTAATCTGTGGTCGATCAAGAATAAATTGATCTAAATTACTGGCATATGCCGAATTTAGAGCATAATCATATTTAAATTCTTCTGGCACAAACCTATAACTAGGACTATGATGAGTAACAACAACCACCTTATCTTTTTTAAATTTCCACAAATTATCTCTTAGAAATTTAAATGACTTTTTGAATTCTTGAATAGAATCTTCAACAGTAAATTTTATATCTCCATTACGAATGTAATAAAAATCATTCATTATACGTTCAATTTCCATCATGTATATTGGATTTTCATTATCACAATTGGTCCACAAAGTAGAACCAAAAAACACTATATCATCAATCTTGACATATTCATTGTTTAATACATGAATATTATCAAATTTTTGTAACGTTTCTTTAACATGATTAAAGACACATTGAAAATCACCATGATAATATTCGTGATTACCTAAAACATAAATGACATTTTTATAGAGTTTTGAACATTGCGCAAAAAACTTTAATTGCGATAGTTTTTTGGGATATATATTATTAATTACTTCAATATCACCCGCCAAAATTAAAGTATCAGCAGAAACCTCATTAATAGGTTTCCACATATCAAATTCATTATGAATATCAGAACAAATAGCAATTTTCATGATTAATATAAAAATAGAAAAAGCATCCCTGCTATGTTAAGTCAAAACACCAAAATTACTACTAACTTTCGTTTAGTAGTTGTGGCTTGTTTTCTCCAACAGGACCACCAATAAGAATTTTGCGTGGCTTTTGATGTTCTGGAATAACATTTTCCATATACACACGAAGAATTCCATTCACAAATTCGGCACCCCTAACCACAATAGTATCAGCAATTTTCAATGTTTTGCTGAAGCTCCTGGTGCCAATTCCTTTATAGACAAACACCATATCAGACTTATCACCATAGGTCGTTTTTGTTTTTTCCCCTCTAATGGTTAAATAACCATCGGCCACTTCAATATCAATATCGTTTTGATCGAACCCAGCAGCCGCCACCTCCACAATATAATCATTCCCATTTCTAATGATATTGTGTGGTGGGTAATTACTCTTGGAATTATCCATTCCACTCAAGAATTTCTCAACATCATTCCACATAGTATCAAAACCTAATAATGAATGTGGATATTGAGTAAGTGGTTTGTATACCATTTTTATGTACCTCTTAATAGACAGTTATTATGAATTTCGACTCATATAGACATCGAATAGGACATTTTTAAACGATATCCAGCGTTTTTCCTTTTACAGAAATCTTTATTCGGCTTTCTTAAAAACACCAAATGAATTGAATACAGCAACAACAGCAGAAATAATCTTTTCTACAATTGGAGCCAATTCGGTAGAAAATCCAGTTACTTGTTCAAGAGACTTAATAACTAATTGTAACTTCATTTGTCCTTGACCAGACTCAGGAAAAAGCCCTTCTAATTGCTTGACTACCTGAATAATCGCCGGTAAAATTGATAGAATGATTTTAATGGTTTCCCAAATACTCATGTTTTTTTATAACCTCAAGTTTATGTTTATGTGTAATTCTTAATAATATTATATGCTTTTAGATTGACTAAAAATGTACGCTTAGGATTTTCTTCTTTATAAACCCTGACGAATGGAATACCATCTTCCATTCGATAATTATCTACATCATCACATATAACAACTTCATTATTATAGATGTTCTTTAGCTTTGCTGGAATTTTCTCTTGCATCTTAAGACAACTTCCTATTCAAAAAGTTCAATCGTTCAATATTATAATTTTTTTAGTATGCTGATTATATCATACTAAAACTTGTTTGTCAAGTCATATTTAGTAGTGTTTTTTTCCTACTGTATATTGGGCCTTTAACACATAGTCTTTTTTATCCTTAAAAGGAATGATTTTTATGGCATTCATAGGAGCCATATTATTTTTGACGTATTCATAATGATTGCCATAAATTTTAATCAAATTCCATTGATCCAACAAATAGGCAATTCGATTACGTCTTAGTAAATCTTCTTCTGAAATGTTAGCGGTCTTTCCGTCTAACAAAAACAGTTCTTTAAAATGCAAAATCCGATAACGACCCTTTTTGTGTAAAATTGATGCTGTTTGACTCAGGGTATTGCTTTTCTTGGATAAAATACCAATACGACCCAAAGTTTCTTTTACTAGCAAAAATGCGTCTGGATTACTCAATTCAACTTCAACCCCAAGACCTTTAAAAATGTCTTCAGATTCATTTAGAGTGCTCATTTTTTATTCCACCTATATTTAATTCTTGTTTTATTTTATTCAAATCCTCTTCACAAACCAAACCTTCAATTTCAATTGCTTCTCTTTTAGAAACATTAAAAAATTTTCTAATTAATTCCACGTTTTCTGAATACTCAGGTTTAATCCAAGGCTTAAATGTTCGTTTATATTTTCGTATAGTATTTAGTAAAAACGAATAATGCATTCTTTCATCTATATTAGAATATAGATTCATTGCATTAGCCTGAAATAAACAATCGTGATGAAATGATAATGCTTTATTTATTACATATTTGTTATATAATTCTAAATTTTCATCAGACAATTCAATTTGTTTTCCTTTTGAATTACCGTGAAGTATCTGATTAACAAAATCAAATACTGTATTTGCATTATTCATTTAAATTCTAATTCCAACATCATTTGAACCAATGCTGCCACCAAATTAATTTCCTGATTAATAACTCTGGCCGCCTTATCCTGATATTCCGCCAAAATCAATACTGCCTGTGGAATTGATTCTTGTTCCAGAAAATCATATAATGATTCATACAATTGAGTAAAAATAGTATTGGAATCATAATCACCCGATGCAGCCCATTTTCTCACGGCATTAAAATCTTTTTCCTTGATGTATTTTATGACTTGTTTAATAGAAACTGTATCTAGTTGTCCTAAAATACCGGAATCAATTTTACCAAATTTAGAGTACCTTTGTAACTCATTAATAGTACGTCTAAAATCCGGAAAATATTTCTTGACTATTTCAAGAACAACATTATTTTCATAAGGAATATTTTCTGTTTCTAAAATGTATTTAATACGACCAAAAAATTCCTTGGCTATCTTTGGTTTCTCTGAATTTTTTAATGAAAAATCAATGACGGCACACCGAGAATGAATGGCAGGAATAATCCTATCCTTATAATTACAATTATAAATGAAAGAACAATTTTCGGAGACTTCTTCCTGAATTGCTCTTAACATGGCAAATCCATTGATAGTAAAATAATCTGCCTCAGAAATAATGATTACTTTTCGACCACCACTCATAGATAATGATGTGGCATAATTTTTAATGGTAGTACGAACAGTATCTACACCATTATTATCTGATCCATTAATTTCAATCCAATCGCAATTAACTTGATTGACTAAAGCATAACTTACACAATTTTTACCAATACCAGCAGGACCATGTAATAATAACGATGGAATTTCATTACTATTTACAATATTTTGAAAATAGGTTTTTAATCTTTCTGGCAAAATAATATCAGAAATGATTTTTGGCCTATATGCCTGACTCCACAGAATTTCTTTAGTGATCATGAATATCTCTTGGCTATCAATAATTCAACGCTTCGCTGTAGACGAAGAATTTCTTCATCCCTTTCTTTGAACATATCTTGGAGAATTTTAGTCTCAAAGGCACTATAATTATTGATAATATCATCTACAAAACTCACTAATTCTTTTGGTGTAAATTGCCATACTCCATTGACATACTTACCATTATCAGCAGCCATTTTCAATATTTCACTGGACATTGACATGTTTATAACTCAAAACTACTACCAACTTCAGTAGTAATAAAGTATTCCAAATTGATATTCAAATTGGTTAAATGGGCAATACCTTTAGATGAAATTTTGACATCATAAGATCCTGGTAGTATTTTAGAAATATTTTCTGTCTTAAACACAAAATTAAAGTTGTGTTTTGTCTCTGTCTCTAAATTCAATTCCTGAATATGTGCAGAATTATCCTGTGTATTGTTTGCCACAATTCTAATTGAATTGTCAATGGACATAACAGAAATATGCGGATTACTTAATACCGCAGCAGAATTTAATATCCACTTAAAATCGCTTTCTGATAATGAAAATTGTACATCATCAGAAGGCATAGTAATATCCTTTTCCGGAGGAATTATAATCATAGAAGAAGAACAACCACGATAATAGGTTTTTGATCTATGATTTAAAGAATAGACAATAATATTCTTATCATCAAATTCTAGCTCAATTTCATTTTTGTCCAAGGATATAATAGACAAAAATTGTGATAAATCATAGATCGCAAAATCTGTTGGAAAATTCTCTTCCACTACACATTTGGCATAGATATTTTTCTGATTAGAAATGGTACGTAGAACATTTCCTTTCTTGAATTGAATTCCAGGATTAATGACAGAAAAATTCTTTAATATGGATAAAGTATTTTTTGAAATTTTCATTATAAACTACCAGTGGTTTGTGCAATTGCCTGTAAATTCCCTCTAAACTCATAAGTTCCAACATGACCCAATTTGATGAATGGTGCTAGATATAAAGGAACCCCCATTTTACCGACCAATCGTGACCATGTATAATCTTCTGAACACAGACGATATGTAGTACCACCTAAAATAGTATCAGGCTTGTCTACTTCTACTGGAAAATAATTCATAATCTTTCGAGAACCATCAAAATGCTGTGTTCCGGCATGATCGGGAACATAAAGCAATTGTGGATATACTTGATTCATTTGATCAAATACTTCACGTTTAATCAATAGAAATCCAGTACCAACTTCTGATACTTCCACCAATTCTGTGGTATTAAATTGTTTAGTTCCTTGTTTGACATTAAACACGAACTCACCAACCAATTGTTCCAATTGTCCGGTATCAATATCGGGATTCTTTAGAATGGCCGATTTAATGTTTTTCCAATTTAAGGTCTTTTTAGGATAAGTACCAGCAACCACCGGAACATTCAAAGCCAATAAAGCCAGAACATCCTTGGCATCAAAATGAATATCGGCATCAATAAATAACATGTGTGTAGAATCCGACCGAATAAATTCATCGGCCAAATAATTCCTGGCACGTTGCACCAAACTTTCATTAAACAAAAATGAAAACTTTAGTCCAATACCATAACTAGTAAACAAATTCTGTAAATCAATACAAGATTTTGTATATAAACCAGTAGCATTTCCTCCAAACATAGGAGTTGCCACAAACAACTTCACATCTTTTCTTATTTGTTCTAAATCAATTTTAATTTCCATAGTATTTCCTCACATATAATAGGTTGTTTTTTAATTATTCAGTTAGATCAACCCAATCGGTCAACCATTCTATAAAATCTGCACTGGCCTCAATATCTAATGCAGTGAGTTTGTTTGTATATACATCGTGTTCATTAATAATTTTTGCATAATATGTATTATTATGTGATGATAACATTTTTGCTACTCTATATCTATTAACAACAGGTTTAATTCTCCACATAATAGATTCATCATTAAAATTAACTCTAGAATATTCATCATAATCATACCAAATTTCACAATGAGAAAATTTATATTGAATAGTTCTACCAGTAGAGTATGCAACGATAACATTATAATATTTATGCTGTGACATATCTTTTGTGCAACCTCTCGTATTCATTTTGATGCAATACCCAATATAACTTATGGGCAGATTTAGGCAACTTAACCCATTTATCAAATTTCTTATGAGTTAAAAAATTGCCGTTAAGCCTATTCACATGCGGAATGCAAAATGGAACCATACAAGACTTTGCTATCATGAACTTTTCTTCAAAAATAGAAAAATTCACGTGCAAATTAAAATAATTGTCTGCACTCATGACATATTTTTACAACCCCTAGCAGCAAGACGCAAACAGACAAGAGCCTGTTGAAGATGATCATATGCTTCATCCATTAGATCAATATCTAAACCTGAATTGTGTTGAACAGTAATAACATCAGGATCTAATAATTCATCTAACATTTCTTGAATTGTGTTTTCAAGATGTCTGTTGTATTGTGTATTCATATTTAATTTTAAATATCATTCCAAACTAATTCTAGAAATTGTTTCAAAGACAAATCTTTAGTATTATATTCTTTTTGATCTATTTCAAACGTCATTGGATAATCACCAAAATCCGTTTCATAGATCCACCAATCTACCCAATCGCAATTATTGGAACCAATCACTTCATAAAGAAATTTTTCATAGCTTTTAATTAGTTCCAGATCAACCAATGAAAAAATCTGATTGTCTGGATTTAATTGTTTAAATTGCCGTGAAATATTATTTTCTATTTCGTTCTGACGTTTAATAGAATGAATGAAATCAATTGCGGCAGCAATTTGCTTTTCTTTATTCATGGCATAACTCCAAAATATTCATTTAATTTTCTTGAGAACAATATCACCAGAACAATTTAGGATTTTAATATCATTATGTAAATGAAGGGAACCAATATATTCACAACCTAATTTTTTAGAAAAACTTTGTTTATTGTCTCGTCTTTCGACCATTGAATTGTATTCAAAAATAATAATTAAAACATAAAGTAAAACTAAAATAGATACAGATACCACTGCAAACGCTGTTTGTTTTTTCATAATAACTTCAAAATAATTGGCGGAAAACAGTGGACTCGAACCACAAGCCGTTTCAGGCTCCCACTACTTTCGAGGTAGGTCTGACGCCTTACCAGTTTTTCTTCCAAAATATTCATTTAACTCTAATATGTACAATTGCTCCACCACAATCTAAAATCTTAATTTCGTGACGAGGATAAGCATATCCAAGATATTCACATCCCATTTCCTTTGCTACATTCTGTCCTCTTTTTTCACTTTGATACACTACAATTTCATAGGAAATATATGAAGCAACCCAAAATAAAATAAAAAAAATCATAAACCACATTAAAATTTTCATAATATTTCTCAATCTATATGTTTACGAGGAGAATAATATCTTTCGTAATAGGGAGATGGACCTTTCTTAAAAGGTTTATATGGAACATGAATATCTCTACGTCTTGGATATTCATAGTATCGGTATACCTTATATCGTTTAGTCACATAAGGATATGAGTAATATGGATACGCATACAATCTTGGTGCTGGTGGAATAATAATTTGTTCTGATTTTACGGTATTACCAACAGCATCCTTCGTATACGTCGTATACACACAACCAGTCAACAACAATGCTGCACTCACAGCAACACAAAATTTCATAATATTCATTGTATAAATCTCAATTAGATTTTAAGATCAAAATTGACGTATTTCCAGGCGAAATCACGACAAATCTCATGGTGAAGTTCTCGAAAATAAAACATGAATGCTGTTGGTGTTACATTTTCTCCTCTGGTCAATGCCACAGAAAGTCTCCTTATAATATTTTTACTTTCTTCATTCAACTCACCACTATCAGAATTTTCAATCCTTTCATATTCTTGCATCATTCTTACCTTCTCTTCAAAGGTAAGAGTTTTAACAAAATCATCATATAGTTTCATTTATATTTTCTCTGAGTTTTCTTTATCAGTAGAGTTTGTCTTTGTTTGGCAAGCTGCAATGCAACTTTTCCTACCTTGTTAGTGTACAACAACCCATCCAAAATGTCAAGCTGATGCTGAAAAATTCTTGCAGTGACACCCTGAAATTCTTTAGATGTTAGTCTACCCCAATCATCAAAATATTCAACCCCAATTTCTTTGGGTCTTTTTATCTTCAACTTCAACCCAGGAAAAGTTGCACATACTTCTTCATCACAACTTAATATCGTAGAATGCCATACAATCTTGGGGTTAATACACACAATATTATAATGATCAGTACCCAACACCATTATTCTTTCGCGGACCCCACACTGATTAGCAGATAATCCTAGAACACCAAATTTTTGTTGGGTTAATTTTAACCGTTTAATAATTTTGGTCAAATGAAAACTATTTACATTACTCTCTGGTACTGGTTTCTGTAAAGCAACATGATTTTCATTGAAAATTGTATAAGGTTGTAATACCTCTTCAACAAATTCTTTATTGGTATCGTATGTAATAATGGGTAATGGTGCTGTTGACATAATTAACTTTTGGCTATCCTCGAAAAACCTTTAATCTTCTCAAACTTTATAATATGATCAAAACGATCACTGTAATTTTCACCTTTAGGAGATAATATAAACAAATTATTTCCTTCTTTACCTAGACGATCAATTAGACCCAATGCCACTTCTGTTCCGGCAGAATCTAGTGCATTATCTAATAATTCATCAATAATAAGTAAATTGGTATTAACACTATTTTTCAATCGAGAAATTTGTCGCCAGGTTTGCAATATACTTAAATCTATACGCATTTTTTCTCCATCAGAAAATGACTGATAGGAAAAAACGTCTTTATGTCTGGCTCTAATTTCCTCTTTGAATTCTTCATTTAGATTAAAATTAACAAAAAAATCAAATTCTTCCAGATACTTATTGATTAGTTTATTAATAACTGGTAAATAATTTGCAATAATCTTAGACTTGACTCCATTTTCTTTTAATAAAATGGTTGCTGTTTCTAAATATTCCTTTTCTTCATGTAAAGATTCATATTCTTCTATTGAATGACTCAATTCATTTTCTATATTAGTCAACTCCATTTCATCTAGGACTCTTGGTTCCTGCAATTGTTCAATCTTTTTTTGTAATATACTAATATATCTTTGTTTTTCTGTTATCTGAGAATTATTAGAAGCTACTTGTATTTGATATTCTTGAATGACATTTTGTTGTTGTGAAATTTCTAGTAACTTATTTTTTTGTTCGGTTAGCTTTGTTGTAAGTTCATTGAGTGCTTGTCGTTGTTTTTCTATTTTATCATTGATTTTTACAATTTCAGATTCTTTAAACTCATTTTCAATGGATTGCTTACAAGTAGGACAAAATTCATGATGATTAAAAAAGTGTACATCCTTTTGTAAATTATTCAGACTATTTTCTAATTGTGATTCCAGTTTAATCAATTGTTTATATTTTTGTTCAACACCCAACTTGTCAATAACATTATGTTGAATATAATTTATTTGTTCATTAATTTTATTATTTGTATCGGTTAAATTATCAATTGTAGTATTATTATGTGCAATTTCAACATCATAGGCATCTATTTCTAACTGAATATTCGTTTGTAATTCTTCTAGATGCTTTTTCTTGATATTAAATTTTTGTTTCAATAATTCTATTTGATGTTTTACTAATTGTATAGATTTAGTATTATTGGCAACTCTTTCCTTAATCAATTGTGACATCACAGAGAATATCTGAATATCCAACAAATCTTCTATGATTGTTCTACGATCTGCCGGATTTAATTTCATAAAAGGAATATAAGAGGTTGATCCTAAAATTACGATTTGACTAAAGGATTTAAAAGTCATACGTAAAATGAATTTTTCCAAATAGTTTTGATAATCTTTAACGGTCGATTCCTGGTTGATTAAAATTCCATTTTCATGAATTTCAAAGATGTTAGGTTTAATTCCTCTAACTACTTTATAATTCTTGCCATTAACCGTAAATTCTATTTCTACCAGACAATTCCTTTTATTTTGTGAATTAACTAGGGCAGGTTTATTAATATCCCGAAAAGGTTTACCAAATAGAGCAAAAGTAATAGCATCCGTTAAAGCAGATTTAGAACTACCATTAGATCCAATTACACAAGTGGTTGAATATTGATTTAATGGCACCTCGACAAACCAATTACCAACTGATAACAGGTTTTTATACCGAACAACAGTAAAGGTTAGCATTATTCAGTTTTTTCCATGTTCAAGGCTTCAGTATAAATTTCTGTCATAAAATTCTTTAACTTATCACTGTTTACATTTAATTCTTGTGTATCAATATAATTATGCAATAACTCCAATGTATTTTTAGATTGTTCTATAACAAAATCGTTGCCGCGATTATTTAATTCCAATAAATTTTCTACAATAGACAAATCCAACACACCTAAGGAATTTATCTTTTCAATCACCACATCAAATAAATACGAATTGGTTTTATTTATAACCAACAACTTAACATAACAAGACTTAAGGTGATCCAATGAAATATCATTCCAATAAGAGAAATCTTGTTTGGTATCATCATATATTATTTTTGTAAATATGTTCAATGGATTTTTAATAAATTCCAAGGATTTATTTTCGGTTTCAAACACATAAAATCCTTTAACGTCTTCATAATCAATCCAGGTTTTTTGATATGGAATACCCAGATACTTTACATTACCATAATCCGATGACGTATGAAAATGCCCAGAGTATACTTGTTTATATTTTTTTAGTTCAGAAAGATTCATTCCTTCATGACAAACATTTATGGCATCAAAATTTCCACCGACAATTTCAAAGTGCCCTAGACAATAATCATTTTTACTAGAATGAATTTTCTTTAATATCTCATTCCGATTATCATCACAAATCCAAGGAACAATATCAAAAGATACCCCAGCAAATTCGACAGAGGTAAAATTTTGGTATATAAAAATGTTTTCATAGTCCTGTAACAATAAAGTGGGTGAATTGATATGTATTGAATTTTTAAAGTATGAACAATGATTACCAATTAAACAATGCAGTTCAATACCATAATATTTCAACGGATCAAAAAAGTATTGTTTAGTTAAATATAGTGTCTGTAAATTAATACTCTTTTGAGCATCAAACAAATCTCCAAATTGAACAACCGTTTTGATGTTGTGTTCTTTAAGATAAGGAAAAAATATTTGATCAAAAAAACGAGCAAAATAATCATGAAATTCTAATGAATTTGCTCGTGTACCAAAATGTAAATCACCTAAAAATGCAATTTTCATTTGGTAGCATGAAACAATTTCAGATCTTCCATAAGTTCTGTGGCAAACTCTGAGGCAATTCTTTCAACAAAAACATCATGTTCTAATTTAACATTATATGGAACAGACATTTTATAATAAATTAAGGCATGGGAAACCGAATTATTGACAAAATCTAGACATTTATGATAATCTGTTAAAATAGAATAATCCATTCGCACAAAATATTTGGCCACCAATTTTATTGTTAATGTTTCTAACATTAACTTTTGTTTATCATTCATTATATTTAAAACCAATTCATTCATAATCTGGTTAAACAAATAGGAAGATTTAACTTTACGGCTTCATTATAAACATGTTGTGAACCACGAGAATAATCCTGAATAATAACAATTAATCCATCGGCAATTTTTAACATTTCAAGATTACGTTGATATCCTGCACTTCTATTAAATATTCCATTCACTCTCCAATTAGCAGGAATTTCAATAAGATTTTTATGATTTTCCTTGGCCCATCTGACACCTAAAATATCAACACCCAATGCCATACCAGAAATTACTGTATCAATTTTATTCGTAAATTCGCATTTATTCATTACATCTAATAATATATTATAGTCTGTAATAGAACGACTACCGGCAATAATAACTTTCATTCATCTTCTCCATCATAATATTCTTCAATGCTTTGTAATCTCTTTTGTTTTTTAATCTCAAGGGCTTCTTCATAATCTTCAATATATTCTACCAAATTTCCATACAATTCAAATTGTTTTGTGTTGCCATTTTCATCTTCTAATAGAGCATTATCAAGTATTCCAATTTGTTCTGTTGACTTATATTTAATATATAGTTGCTTTTTTTCCTTAACAATTCTTCTCACAAAGGCAAAGTGTGTTATCTGTGTAAAATAGGCAAATGGATTAGAAGACTTTGCTGGATCAAAATTATGACATACCTGAACACAATTTTCCAAAGCATCTAATATCATCTCATCCTTAAAAGAATTGCCTGTAACATATATCCTACCGTTCCTTCTACAAACAAAAGTTCCATATTCTGTTTCTGGACACCAAACGGGGCCAGAATAATCGTAATTTGGAGTATTATTTCTTTTAACACCACCACGACTTTTTATTTTTCCATTAAAATTTAATTTTTCAACAACACAAAATTTATTTGGGTTTCTTTGTGTTGTTGCTACCCAACACCAATTATTTTCTTGTGTTGCTCCATATCCAACATTATTAGAATATTTAATGAAAGAAACCCTTTCCCCCAACAAGGCACAAACATAAAGATAGGCATCAAAATTCCTTTTACACTTTTGTACAAATTGCATTCCAAAACCATCGCCTGCAATATAAGTATCCTTCAAAATTCTTAATTGATTGGTTGTAAGTTTATTAATAAACTCATATTTTACTGCCTTATTCCACTCTTCCACATCAACAACTTGCAGTAATTTTTCTCTCAAAGATCCTTTAATAGATACTGTAATAATCTCATTGTTTCTGGTGTGTTCATAAATACTATACTCATTTGGATAAAATGAAGAAAGCATATCAATTATATTAGAATAATACTTAGATTTTTTACTTTGGAAAAAAGATGTATAAATTGATTGTGTATTATCTCTCTTTTTATTATACCTACTAACAGACCCCTCTGTTGTAAACCAACCAACTAACCTCACAAAATTATCATCATATATTTTCTCATCATTTACAATTGCATTTCCATTAACTAAGATATGATCTTTTTGGTGTATTTCATCAATTTTTAACAACCCCCTCTTAGTCAAAAATTTATGGCCAGGAGTAACCAATGCATCAATTTTACCATCAATTTTAAAACATTTCCCAGAAAAATTCTCATTCAAATATATTGATTTTATTTTCGACCACTTTAACGTAAAATCTGCTGGATCAACACTTAATATACGATCATTGATCGTCATTTCATTGTATTTTAACCATCCTCGATCCGTTAAAGCCTCGGTAGATTCGTCCACACAATATCCGGCAAAGTTCTTTTTCTTGGCTACATTTTCGGCTATCTTTATAAAACACATACCAATATATTCAGGTATTCTTGGTTTCGGTAAATCGTTTTCCTTGGCCTGAAAATACTTTTCACGATAGTCTGTGATAGCAACCAGAAAATCTGCATTGTTAATATAATGATTACTTTTCATCTATATATGATACCATAAAATATTGCTTTTGTCAAACTTTTGTGTTATCATGACCAACACGGATTCCATAAAAATTGTTTATATAGGTCATAAAAAACTTCAGTGCTAGTCAGATCAATAAAAGTGCAAAAAACACTTGACAAGACTTATGCACAGGATTATAATAATAAAAGAAGTCCTTAGAAAAAATTTAAAAAATATCTAAAACATTCTAGAATTAACTAGAACTAACCACGAAGTTGGTAATCTATAGTTACTCATAGTTGCTCCATAGAAATTCCTTTTGGTAACTGGACTAGAAAAAACCAGAAACATGAGCAAAGCGAATTTACCGAACGAAGTGAGGTAATAAATAAGTCCTAATGTTTAATTCCAGTGTAATTAGAAACTTCTTCTAGTTCCTCTAAAGATTCATTTAAGTTGGTTATAACTTCTTCTATTCTTTTAATAAAAACAAAATACTCTTCAATGAATCTATCATTAGGATTGAAAATAGTAATTATTTTATCCAACTTGATTTCTATGGCATTATCACCTGTAATTTCTACGGGTAAATAAGGATACAGATGAATATTAGTGGTTTCATTGGCAAAATCTAGTGAATAGTGAATAGCCATTGGATGTCCAACTAAAATATAATCACTTTCTTCACTAAAGAAACAAACACCAATTAAATTGGTTCCATCAACCAATTTTAGTATTTTTACGATTCCATTAGAATAATCTTGTTCTGTTTCTTCAATATTATTTTCTTGTGTGTTCATCATTGTTATTAAACTCAAAGTTATAGATTTGATAATTAAAT